ACAAATGCAGGCTCAGCAATTACTACTACTTCTAATCCTGGAGAAACAGCACCTAGTCCTAATACAGATATAGGACTAACAGATAAATTAATATTTTTGACTAGTGCTGGAAGTACAAATTTAGATACAGATGTATTATTAAATTTACCAGATGAAAACGATGGTGACCAAGATTTTACTGTCGGGCAAATTATTCATATAAATTCAGAAGCTATGGAAATTAAAGGTGTTAATTACATTGATAGTGGTGGTACTAAAGATGTAGTGCAATTAGTAGTTCAAAGAGATGTATATGGAACGGGAGCACTTGAGCACGCAGCTTTATCACCTGTATTTACACAAACTTCTACAAGTACTACAGTTACTGGTGGTGGATGGGAGTCAGGTAGTTATGAGTTTTGCCATACAGTTATTGATTTACAAGACAATGAAACTTTACCACAAACACCACAATCTTCAGTATTTAATATTACTGATGGTTCTTACTTTACAAGAGTAGGATTTAGATTAAAAGATACTGGATTTAACACTAGAAAAAATGAAAAAGGTGTTAGAATATACACTAGAAAAAAAGGTGGAAACGGTAGATGGATTATGTTTTTAGATGTAGATTATAGAAGAGGTGTAAGAAGTAATTTATTTGAAGATTATGAAGAGTTTACAGTTGCAGATACAAATTATATGGAAGTTAAAAACTTAGATATAGTTAATCCTTCGTTAGATACATTTGAAAGTATAAACGGATATACTCAAGAAGAAGAAAGTATTGTTTTAGCTACAGGTACTACAGACGCAACAGCTGGTGGATTTAAAGCAGCAGCTGTATGTGCAAGAAGAGCTTGGATTGCTAATGTAAAGAAAAATGGAAAAGTATTTGATGATAGAATTTATTATACACCAGTAAACAGATTTGCAACATTTCCAGATAGTTTTTATTTAGATATTGGTATTAGTGATGGTGATTCTTTTACTGCATTACATAGTTTAGGTAATAGACTATTAGCTTTTAAACAAAAAAAATTATATGTTATTAATGTATCATCTACTTCAGATGCTGGTTGGTATTTAGAAGCAGAGTATGATGGTATGGGATGTAGACAACAAGAGTCTATATCTAAAACACCTTATGGTATAGCTTGGGTAAATGACGATGGTGTATACATATTTGATGGACAGTCTATGCCTAAAGAATTAACTATTAAATTAGATGATGCAACATGGAGAGCTAATCAAACTGGTAAAAATCCTGCAATAGGATATAATAATAAATATAAACAGTTATGTGTAGTGCAAGATACTGCTGCTGATACAGATGTATTTGTATTTGATTTTCAAACTAATTCATGGTCAATTACAAAACCTATAGGTAGTGCAGGAATATCAAATTTTCTAGAATCATTTGATGGATTATATTATTTAGAATACGGTGGAAGTCATGCAAAAACACTTAAATTATTAACTGGAGATAGTAATTCTTCTACTACAGGAGATAACTTAGCTATAAAATTACAAACAAAAGATATGGATTTTGGTAATCCTGGTTTAGTAAAAAGAATTAAAAAGGTATATATAACAGCTAAAGATGATGGTTCTGGAAATACTTTAACTTTAAGATTTGGAAAAGATGGAGCTTCTCCAGATACTACTGTTGCTTTTAATTCAAGTGGTGCTCAAGCTGCAGAATCTATTGCAAGCTCTAATTATAAAATTTTATCATTTGGTATAGGTAGTGCAACAGGAGGACTTAATTGCGAATCTATAGCTTTAGAATTAGTAGATGCTGATGACGAAGCTATAACTATTAATGATATAAATATAGATTTTAGATTAACAAATAAACGACCTGATAATTTATAATGCCAAAATCTGGCGACCATAATGTCAATAATATTGACTCATTCTTTCGAGTAAGACCATCTAAAGCAAATATTAGAGAAGGTGAAACTGTATCATTTCTTGAAGATGGTGTATTAATAAAACAAGAAAAAAGAAATGGTATTGTATATGAAACAAAACTATCAGAACAAGGAAAAAAACAAGAAGTAAAAACAGTTTCTAGTAGTGGTACTGGAACAGTATTTTTTGGTAGTGGTGATGTAGACTCTATTGTTGCTGGAACAGGATTATCAGGAGGTGGTAGTTCTGGAGATGTTACTTTAAATGTTGTTGGTAGTACAGGAATTACTGCTAATGCAAATAATATTGCTATTGACTCTACTGTAACTACTCTTACGGGTACACAAACACTTACTAACAAAACTTTAACAGCACCAGCATTAGGAACACCAGCAAGTGGTGTTATGACAAATGTAACTGGTACTGCTGCAAACCTAACTGTAGGTAATGCTACAAAAATTACATCTATTACTAATAGTAATATTGTACAATTAGCATTAAGTCAAACACTTACTAATAAAACTTTAACAGCTCCTATATTAACAACTCCAGCATTAGGAACTCCTGCTAGTGGTGTAATGACTAATGCAACAGGAACAGCTTCAGGATTAACTTCAGGTAAAGTAACTGTAACAGATAGTACAGCTAATACAAATTTTCCTGTTATATTTCACGATGAGTCTAATGCTTTATTAGATGATACTAGTGCATTAACCTACAATCCAAGTTCTGGTACTCTTGTAGTGCCAAACTTAAATGTAACAGGAACTACTACTACGGTAGACACCGATAATATTACTGTAAAAGATAAATTGATAGAGCTTTCTCACGGAGCAACAGGAACTCCTGCTGCAGAAGCTGACTCAGGTATTATTATTGAAAGAGGTGGTTCAGCTAATGTATTTATTGGTTGGGATGAAGATGCTGATAGGGTAAAATTTTCAGAAACAACTTCTACTGGTTCTTCCAGCACAGTTTCATTTGGTACACTTTTAGACTTACAAGCAACTAGGTTTTATGGTGCTGTTACTGGAGATGTTACTGGAAGTTTAAGTGGTGGAACTGTAACATCATTAAGTTCACCTATAGAATTAGCAGAAGGTGGTACTGGTGGTGGAAGTGCTGCTGAAGCAAGAAGTAGTTTAGGTGTAGACCCTGCAGGTACAGACAATTCAACTAATGTAACTTTAGCAGGTAGTTTAGATTATATTACAGCTGGTGGAACTGGCAATCAAACACTTACAAGAAATGCTATCAATCTTACTACTCATGTAACAGGCACACTTCCAGTAGGAAGTGGTGGAACTGGTGCTACAACTTTAACCAATAATTCAGTATTGACTGGAACAGGCACAAGTGCTATTAATGGAGAAGCTAATCTTACTTTTGATGGAGATTTTAAAGTAGCAGGAACATTATCATCATTAGAAACAGTAAACTTTGATGGTTCATCAGGAGATACAGTAGTATTAATAAGTGGTACTGGTACTCAAAGATTAGAATTTAAAGATACTGCTACTGGTGCTAATTCTTGGATTGGTATACCAAGCTGGGACGATGATGCAGTTTATATATTCGGACCAACTTCAAGTGGTAATGAACAAGCATGGAAATATTCCGAATCTATACATAGATTTAATACAGGTACTTCTGAACAAATGCTTATTAATAGTGATGGTAGTATTGCTTTATCAGGATACACAGGACAAGATAGAAGAATAGAAATTGGTTCAAGCAGACAAGCTAATGGCTATTCTTACATAGATTTAATTGGCGATACAACTTATTCAGATTTTGGTGCAAGATTTATTAGAGAAAATGGTGGTGCTAATACAGGAACAGCTATAGAACATAGAGGTACTGGTGTATTATCATTAAATGCAAAAGATGCAGGAAGTGTAAGATTTTATACAAGCAATACTGAAAGAGTAAGAGTAGATAGTTCAGGTAATATGTCAATAGGAAACATAGCACCTACAAAAAAGTTAGATGTAAATGGCGATGCTAAAATATCTGCTACTTTACAAATGGGAAGTAGAGCACCTCAAACTAATGCAAAACTTATTTCAAGAGTAAATACTAATGCTATAGAATTTGGACACGAAAATCAAAGTGGGTATGGTTCTACATTAGGTGCTAATGCTGGTAATGGCTATCCATTCTTAGCTTTATATAGTGAAGCTGGAACAAACTCAAATACTTACAGAACAAGAGGTATTAAAGGTGTTGTATTAACAGCTGACACTTCAAATAATTTTACAATAAATCAAGTAACTACTGCAAGTGCAGACAATCAAAGTTTAACTGAAAGATTGAGAGTAGACTCAGTAGGTAATCTTGCAATAAATCAGGGCAATAGATTTTATCTTGACGGAGTTGCTGCAAGTGGAGATACTTATATACAATCAGATACTGCTGACAATTTAAGATTTGTTGTTGGTAATCGTAATATGATTGAAATGATTGAAGATGACAGTCAGGATATGGTAGTAATTGGTAATGGTGCTACTGATGTAGATTTTATTGTAGAAGATGATGCTGGAGCAGCTGTATTAACAGTAGACTCAGCAACAAGTAAAACAACCTTACATAGTTTAGATGTTACTAATAATGTAGGACTAGGAGACGTAACAGCAGACAATGTAGGTTCTAATAGTTTTCATTATAACAATAGTGGTTCATTGGGTGCAGAAGCATTTACGATTGGTGCTACTGGTGGAGTTAATTTTACTCAAGCTATTGCTTTAGCTAATGCTGATTTCTCAGCTAATTCTAGTGATGGTGCTGTATTAAATCTTAAAACAACTTTAACAAATGAAGATGCTGTAGATATTTTAGGTAGAATAAACTTTTCAGCTCCTGTTTCTGGTAATGCTGGAGATGACTCTAGATTATTAGCAGCTTCTATTGTAGCACAAAAAAGTGCAGTATTTAGTTCTACATCAAATCAAACAGATTTAATATTCCAAACTGGTACATCGGAAACTGCTACAGAAAAAGTAAGAATTAAAAATGATGGGAAAGTGGGGATAGGAACGCCATCACCTGCACAACCTTTACAAGTAACTAAAAACAATGCTACTTCTATAATAACAATACATAGAGATGGTAGCAATCCTTCTACTAATACAACTTTGCAACAAATTAATTTTGACCAAGATTATGACTCATCTCAACAAACTTGGGGAAAGATACTTTATAAAACAACTGATGCGAGTTCTGTAAGAGGAAGATTAGCATTTGAAGTTAAATCTACATCAGGTAACCTAATGGAAGGTATGACTGTTTATGGTAGCACAAGTAGTGGACCAATGGTCGGTATTAATGATACATCACCAAGTTATACTTTAGATGTAACAGGAGATATTAATCTTACTGGAAATTTAAGAAAAGGTGGACTGGCAATGATTAGTATAGATGGAAGCTATACTACAATATTAAAGCCATCTGGTGCTCCAGGTATTTATTTAGGTCAATCTGATGCTGCTAATTATTATGATAACACAAAACATAGATATAGACCAAGTGGTGGTGGTAGTAATTATTATGCTGTTTTAGGTGCAACTGGTTTATCATTAAGTAGAGCAGCAGATGCAGAAGCTAAATTACATATTGGTTCGGGTGATAATAGTAATAATGCTATGGGTACAAACACTCTTGGAACTACTGCAGGAAATAACATAGACAATATTAAACTATCTACTGACTCTACAAATCATAATCAATTAATATTTTCATCTGAAAGAGTAGCAGATGGTAGTGATTGGACTACTACAAGAGAAAGAATTAGAAGAAAAATAGATGGAAGTGATATGGGCTACATTCAGTTTGGTAGTGCCTTTGGTAGTAATGAAATGGTAGGTATCGGTAGAACTGGTGTAGGTACTGCTTTATCTGTAGATGGAAATTTAAGAGTCGGTATAGGAACTTTAACTCCTGATACTAAACTTGAAGTTACTGGTAGCACTAATACAGATTTATTTTCTCTTGAAGGTGCAGGTAGTTCATTTAAACTTATTGCAGAATCAGGAAGTACTGGCTCTTCTGATATAATGGCTTATAGGTTAGGACTACGATATGGCTCTAATGATAATGGATTTATAGATTTTTATAGAGGTCCAGATGGTGCTACTGGATATTTAGCTTTTGGTGCATCAGGTAGTGAAGCTATGAGATTAGATAGATTTGGAAAGCTTGGTATAGGAACTAATGCACCAAGCCACGAAATGGTTTTAAGAAAAGACCAAGCTGCAGAAACTGAATTAAGTATTGTCAATTTAACAAGCAATTCAAGTGCTAAAACAAATCTAAGATTTAGAAATGCTACATCAGGTAGTGAAACTGGTAATGGTGCATTAATACAGCTTGAAAATGGTAATGACTTCAAGATATTAAATCAGTTTGGTAATAATTTAATATTAGGTACAAGTAATGCAGAAAAGATGAGAATTACTGGTGCAGGTAATGTCGGTATAGGAACTCAATCACCAAGTTCTAAAACAGAAATTTCTCATGTACAAAATGCAGAAAGTCTTTTAACACTGCATAACAATAGACAAGATGCTAGCAATGTACCAATATTTGGAATAGCAGGTAAACAAAGTGGTACTATTGTTGGTAAGATGTCATTTTATAGAGGTGGTGGTGGTAATAGTGGATATATAACATTTTCTACTAAAGTAGATAATTCTACTGCTTTATCTGAAAAAATGAGATTAGATGGTGCGGGAAGATTAGGTATAGGAATAACAGACCCTTGGTCTGCTACTGTTTTAGACTTGGGTGCT